CTGTGACCTGCTCTTCCAGCGAATCGATAAAGGTTTTGCCCGCCGCAGCTGCACGCTGCGCTGCCTGTGCCTGTTCAATGCGAGCCCGCCCCTCTGCGGTCTCAGACTCCATGACCTGCGCCAGTTTTGCCCGCGTCGTCTCAAGCACGCTGTTGTAACGAGTAAAGTCCTCGTCTCCCACCAGCCCTTTACCGCGAAATTTCGCCAGGCTCTCCTGGATAGTGTCCAGCTCATCCAGCGCCTTGTTTACCGGACTAATTTTATTCAGCAGGTTCTGCAGTTCCTGACGCTGCTGCTTCAGGCTTTCGCTGTTCTTCTTCTGGTTATCGATGCCGGTGCGGAACGTACTGTTCAGGTCATCCGCTTTACCTGCAGCGGCGGACGCGGTCTCCTGAAAGCGATCCAGTGCCTGGTTACCACGCTCCAGCTCATTGGTATTTACGCGCAGGGAAATCGTGGCGATGTCGTAACTCATTCCGCCCTCTCTTTATGCATAACTTTTAGTGCGGCGCTCTCCATGATTCGAATGTCCGAAAGCGCGGTTGCCTCGTCGTCGACGTGGTGCAGGCGCATCATCCAGGGCAGCACGTTGTAATCAAGCCCTGATGCGCCTCCCATGCCCGTGCGCCACTGTGTGCTGACAGCCTGAAACACCAGGAATGAAGGCCATACATCTGGCCAGACGTCAATGTACTGGTCATCGTAATCGTCCGGCGTAAGCCCGTAGGGTGCCAGTTCAGCCGCCGTCGGTTCAGGCGTATAGAACGCAGAGGCAACCGCTATCAGTTTTTTTCGCGGTGTCCCATCAGCTCGCGATAGTACGTTTCCGGAATGGCCTTCATGGCCGCCGGGTAATTCTCCAGCAGCACCGACAGGTTTTCCGCGTTGAATGCATCGGGAAGTGCCCAACCTGAAATGATTTCCATCAGAAAATCAGTGGCGGTTTTGCCTTCGAGTTTTTCCAGGTCAGCCAGTTCTTTAAGTGGTTTGTGATTAAACGTGAATGTCAGCACGCCATCCTCATCGCCGGCTCGGGGGATCGAGACATTGGCCTTGAATGTTGGTTTGGGCTGAAGAGTGAATTTGGTCGCCATCGATACCTCTTAACGGAAAAAGCCTCCACTATGGGAGGCATGGAATAGTGAAAGCTCTGACGGGTTAGGCGGCAGCATCAGTCACCTTGTAGAACGTCATCGCCGGTGACTGCAGGTTCAGCACCACACTTACTGTCTCGACCTCGTTAACCGCAGTAGTTGGCGTATCGTCAAAGGACGCCGTGGCCGCCCAGTAACGGTTTTCCTTCGCCTTCGGTACGTACATGTAAGCCGCGACCGTCTCTTCGTCTTCGTCCAGTTGACGCAGCAGTGGGTATACCGGAAGCGTGGAGTCATGAGCGATCGAGTAGGTCTGGGAAACTGCTGATTTGTAGGTGTTCAGGTTGCGCTGTCTGTCATCGCTGAGGAACTGAATCTGCGTGGTGTTCTGATCGCCACCAGCTTTTGATACTTCTGTGATTTGTGGCAGTTCGGTCCACTCAAGCACCTTGCGGATTGAGCCGGAACCGCCACCAGCAGCATATTTGTTTTTGTTAGTGGTATTGATATTGCGCAGAGTTACAGCGCTGTCTGCAATCGCTTCAATTTTCGCGATTACGTTATCAACACCGGACCAGTTGCAGTTCACATGAACAATATCACCTACCTTGAGCGCGTCCGCTTCACTCACGGTGATCACCATATTTTCGGCGTTCGTCGCCCCGGTGAAAGTAATGGCTGGGCCATAACCCGATGCCAGATAGACGTGAGCGCCGTTAGGCAATGCAAAGCCCATATTGGTTACTCCTTTAGAAACGGGAAAACCGGCAAAGAGCCGGTCAGGTTTAGAAGGTTGTGAGGATTAGCTGGAGATATCAGCTCGATAATTGAGACTAACGGGAACGGTATAAGCGACAGATGTAGTGATACCGCGGAAAACACCAGGCGTTTCATCTATCCAGCATGTAAAGCCCCTGCCTTCAATCTCCAGCCCCTCGGGAAACAATTCAGCCACGCGGTCTACCAGGGCCACTACATCGGTACGGCCTATGCCGGCTGGAGCCACAACGTTAATCTGGTAGACACCTGAATAAATGCGGCAGCGCAATCCAAGGTCTACCGTACGCGGCGAAGCGGGCATGTCATGGACAGCAAGATAGAGCCCATCAGACGGCGGTGTGAAAGGCACGTTTTCCCAGGCAACCGGGATCCCTTCAGCATCAGCCCACTCGCCGAGCCTGGCGGCCAGCGCCGCCGCGATATCGGGAATCATTTAGTCACCTCCCTTACTGCTTCCTCAAAAAATCGCTGAAACTCAGCAGCAGTAATGCGTACCATCCCTCCCGGAGCCTGGGAAGAGTGCCCCATCTCCAGTCGATACGCGTAAGGGACGTTGTTGCAGAAATAAATAGCCTTCATCCCGACTTTGAACAGGGACAGCGTGTAATTGCCGGCGGCTTTTGTCAGATTTCCGGTTTTATCGACACGGCCCGTTTCATCTGTGGTCGGTGCATCAAAAGACACCTGCCAGTTGCCCCGAAACCGTCCACCGGTATATCCGGGTGGCGCTTTGATATCCATCCCATCCACCAGTCGAGCTTTCTTCTTAAGCCGTCCGGTTTTAGTCAGGTTGGCAGGGTCCGATTTTTGCGCTTCGTTATGGTCGTATACCGCCTGATTGTAAGAAGCTGCCGTCTGGTTGATGCCCCACAGTTCCGGGTTGCCGACAGGTGACATCATCACCAGTTGATTAAGGATCCGAATGCCGACAGCACGTACGACCGCTTCCTGATTCGCTTTGGCTTTGTCCACGAACGCGGTGATGGCAGTCGTAAACGCCTTATTATCGCCCATGCTATGTCCTCAACTGGGATTTGTAGCAGAGCACCACCGCACCCGGTTTCACGGGGTTAGGTTTAACTACGCGGTGGCTTACGCCGTCCACGACGATCAGATCGCCGGTTTTAATTTCCTTCTCAGCGGTGAAGACAATCCGCACATCGCCGTTTTCAATGACGGTTCCATCAATTTCGCCTGGCGTGTAATCCGTCTTCACTCCTGTGGCGGTGAACTGGATATCATCGGAACGATGCTCCACACCACCGATGACGATTAACGTGCCCTTACGCGTGACGTTGTATGCAATGCCGTTCTGCTTGAGCATACGAGTCGTTGTCGCCTGCATTCGCTGATAGTTGATGGCCATTACGCGCGCTCCGCGAAAGTATTGATTGCATATCCACGCCCACCAGCCAGGTCGCCGAGAATAGCCATTACCGCCGGGTAAGAAGGTGTAAACGCCTCACCATCGGCAACCGCATAGGTCATGGTAACGGCGCCTTCGACACGTTCGGTTTTAACCGCGGCCTCACGAACGCTTGAAAGCAAATCGCCAGCAATTGCCTCGATAGCCAGCATGCATTGTGCGGTGATAACCTGCCGCGGCACCTGGTCGGGTGGGAAGTCGTGTCCATCCAGAATGACATTTGCGCGTGGCCAGGCCAGCGGCTGTCGAGGGTCTGCTTTGGAACCTACCCATTCAAGCCCTTCCAGGTAGTCCATCGCCTTAATCAGTAACGGTGCGAGCTTTTCAGGCAGCTCAACTCCTCTCAGCGTGGCAAATGACGCCAGTTCATCTTCGCTGGCGTAACTGTTTACGTCAGCGGCGGTGATATCAGTAATAATCATCTGAGCATCCGTTGAATGGGGCTTACGCCCCATCGATTAGCCAGCTGCAGGTGCGGTGAAGGTGATCTCATCCGTGGTTTTCGCCACTCCTTCAACCGTGCCGGTTACCGTGAAGGTGCCAGCAACGTCTGATGTGAGTTTGACCGTCGCCCCACCAGCAGAGCCGGTCTGAGAACTGGCAGTGCTGAGCGTGCCGCCGGTTGAATTCCAGGCAACGTTTTTGCCGGAAACACCTGCGCCGTTTAGCGTGTACTTCAGGGAAATGGTGACCGCATCGGTGCTGTCAGCGGTTGCGGAGGTTTTATCCGCTGACAGCGTTACTCCCCCGCTGCGGATCCCAGCTTAATCAGGACGCCAGCCGTAGATTTGTTGCTGGTGAAGTGCTTCTTCCAGTTACCCGCGGTGCCGATTTTGGTCAGGTCCGGGTTATCACCTTTGGCGGTGTCCCAGCTGTAGCCCAGCAAGTCGACATTCACAACGCCTTCAGCACGGTACCCGATGGCCAGGTTTTCCTGATCGTTGATGTCGTAGGAACGGAACCCCGGCGCCTGAGACTCGGTGACGGTAACCGCTCCGGCTACCAGCCCAAGGATCGCATCAGCGTCCATGGTGTCGGTCACCAGCACAGGTTTACCCAACGTGCCCGGCTGCCCGCCGTAAACCACCACGCCAGCTTCTTCGTAGATTTTGTTGGCGATCGCCTCATCCACGATGTCGAAGTAAGTGGCGGAGTGCATAACGAAGAGAACAACACGGTTGAACTTATCGCCGTATTTGCGCAGGCCGCGCGTCAGGGTCTTCTTGCCGTCTGTTTCGATATCGGCGGTGACCACCATGTCCGCGTTGGCGCCAATAGCAGCCGTCAGCGCCTTCAGGCCGTATTTCACGTAGCCTTCCAGGGTCGCGTCAGCCACATCAGTGCCGATTACTTCGGAGAACTCATCAACCGAGCGGCCGCGGCGTTTGAACGCTTCTTCAGTGGTTTCGTATGGACCGTATTTCCACGGCGCTTTGACGGATACGGCTTCACCGGCGCCAATCTTCTTACCCGTCACCTTTTCGGTGGAGTTAACGTCACGCGATTCGATTGAGCCGCCCACCTTGTAGAAGGCACGCTTGCGGAAGTCGCCTTCAATCAGCTCGTTATCCAGCAAGATCGCGCCGTTGGAGGACGCGTTGAAAATAGCCAGGTTGTCCTGGCGGCGCTCGAGGAAAGCAGTCTGCGCCAGGTCGTCATAAATGATCAGGTCACTATTAACAGTGGTAGGCATGGGTTAATCCCTTATTTCGGAAGTTTGAGGAAGGCCTGCTGGCCATGCTTGCGGATGTAGTCCGCTTTGTCGCTGGCGCTCATTTCGGAACGTTTCAGGCTGCCACCGCCGTTTGGTTTGTGTCCGCCCGCGCCGGTGCCTTCTGCGCGTGGGAACAGATGCGGAGCCGTCTCCTTAAGAGACTCAGCCCACTCAAGCGGGCTCAGTGGAGTTTTGCCGTCTTTACCGAACAGAACATCGCCATTTGCATCAACTGCTACGGCCTCGCCTTCGTCGTTGAGCTGGAAAGTGCCTTTGGCACGCAGAATCAGATCGTCAGATGCTTCCGGCAGCGCACCAGCTTTTGACGCTGCTGCACGGATTGCATCGCCCAGAACTCGATCCCGGAATTTGTTGGAGAACGCTTCGGCTTTGTCCGCGCGTTCATTTGCGGCTTTAATCTGCTTTTCAACGTCAGCACGCAGACGCTCGGTGCGCTTATCGAGCACCTCATCGATTTTTCCGGCGGCAATCAGCTTTGCCTCTTCGTCGTCGGAAAAACGCTGGAGGATCCCGCGCACTGCATCAGGATCGATACCATCGAAGCGTGACAGGGTTTCTTTTTGCTGCTTAATGGTTCCCAGCAGCTCAGAGTTTTTCGATTTCAGGCCAGTGACTTCGCTGGTCACACGCTCATCAATCAGCTTCTGGATTTCAGGAGTGATTTCGATACCGCCACCACCACCGCCCTCACCGCCACTTTCAGGTGCGTAATATTTCAGAAGCATGTTTCGAATTAACATAATTTCCCCTCGGGATTTTGCCGGGCCTCGCCCATAAAAAAGCCCCGGCGGATGCCAGGGCGTGGAGTAAGATGTGATTGTTAGTTGTCTGTGCCTGAGAGCTGCTTCAGCCGTTCCAGGCTGATCCACTCGCCTTTGTCAGTGAACATATCAGCCAGGTCGATTTCACCCGCGCGGAACAGACGTCCACGCTCGGCACCCAGAACCTGATCCTGGCGTTGTGCCGACTGGCGCGCGAGCCATTCCAGATACGAGGTTTTAGCTGGCACCTGGCCATCCATGCTGGCACGAGTACCCTCGGCCATCTCATCAATATCAATGCCGAGTTCGCTCCAGGACTTGAGAATCAGAGTTTCAGTAGAACGGCAGCAGAAATGAATCTTCCCGGGTCCCTGCAGGTAAGGCACCTTATGCCCGACCGGTTTGTTATCCAGGGTGTAACGCAGCAGGTCACGAATAATGCAGTCGTGGCTGGTTTTATTGTCCAGTGTAGACAGCCACTGTTTGCCTTTCACGATATCGCTGTTGGCACTGGTGAAGCTGTTGCGCGCTGTGGCAGCCAGATGATTCACAGCTGTTTTAGCGATGCTGGCGGCATTTGCCCTGCTCATCTGCAGCGCGCCGTCGCGATAATCTTTATTGGCGTGGCCGCGAACACTGCGCGCGATTGTTTCTACCGTGTCGCCGGCAAGATACCCCCTTCGAACGGCGTTCACTATCCGCGCCAGCCTGTCCGATTCCAGATTATCCGCCCACTCACTCAGCAGCCGCCCCTGAAAGGGCTGCGCCATCGCCGCGGCATACACCATATCGGCTGTAATACCCTGCAGCGGATAGTGAGACAGGACCTGTGATGGCAGAAGGGAATCGAACAGGCTCAGCTGATAACTGGCTTCGTTCTTTGCCAGCGCCACCAGCTCACTCTCGAGCCCTGCCTGCATGGACGCTACGGCTTGATGGTTAAGTTCGCGCACGCTGCCCAGTAAACTCTCCAGACGGTTAACGGTGAAGCTCTCCGGCGGCAATCTGTCCAGCGCATCTAGTAGCCGTGCCGAAAGATCCGCGTCCGTTTCGTTAAGCAACTTCACCATCCGGTTTGCCACACCGGTGGCGTAGCGACTTAACCAGACGGAATGTGCGATCGACTCATCGCGCAGGCTTTCGTTAATGGTGGCCATATCAGCCTCCCGTCAACGTTGGTGCCTGATTGCGAAGCACATCAATAACCTCGTCCGGACTGTCGGCCGGGTCAATGAGGTCAAGCTTTTGCAATGCGCGAATCATATCGCTATCGCGCAGCGCACCGGACTGCCAGGCGTTGACGATTGCCGTCACCATGCCCGACTCGGCAACCTTCGCGATGAACTCCTGGTTGATGGTGTAACTCGTCGTTTCGCCCTTGATGCCGAGGTATTTCGCACACCAGCTAAGCGCCAACGTGTAGGCCTCAGAAACGTTCGAAACGCAGATACCGAGCACAGACGTTGAGGATGTTTGCTCACCGCTCGCCTGGGTAGCAGTCTTCGCCGTGGCGTTCTGCTCAATCAATCGGGCGCCAAGCTGCACCATGTAATCGCGTTTGCTGTCCATGGCCTCTTTAGCCAGCATGTTCGGCTGCGCCTGGGCATAACCAAACGAGCCCTCCTTAGGAAGCAAAAGCGGTGATCGGGAACCAATTTTAACGCCCTTCTTCTCGAGGTGATCACGCCAGTTGGTATCAAGCCCTGTCATGTACGGCTGCACCTGACCACAAAACCACACGCTGTCCTCATAGTCAGCACTGTTACGGTAATGACCGTGGTTTATCTCCACCAGCGCAGCCAGAGGTGAATCATCAATTGTAGGATCGTTGTTCTGGGCCCCGACGAATGTGAACGGGATTTCGTCCCAGTAGTCCTTTCCTTTCGGCTTAGGGTGGTACTCACTGTCAACGGTGTAGGTTCCGCTTGCAGTGCCACCAGCCCGGCGCCATACCCGGCAGATGAACCGGCCTTCTT